AGGTACGGTTATACCGTTAGAAGTAACCTTAGTTACAGCTCCTGATCCTGCGGTTGTAAGAAGTGCATTAGCGGCACTCATTCCTTCCCACCACTCAAGTTTAGAGAGTGAGGAAATGTTCTGAACAATAACGTGTTTCGGCTTAAATCCGCAGACAACTGAAAACGCTATTGCAGTAGAGTGCATTGTGAAAACTGCCTGATATGAGTCTCGATATTTACTAGACATTATAGTCCTCCTTTATTTTATTTACTATTAAGCCGTGGCACCGCACTGATACCTGTACATACGATCATCGTCAAGTATCTTGGCTGTATACCTAGCTTTCCATCCAACAGTAGAATAAAGTTCAAGAGGTCCACCAACTTCTTTCTTATCCTTTCTGATAGTCTTAATACCACCGTCAGCATCGACAACACCGAAAGAATCCGGTCCAAGAGCTAGACATTTATGAACGTCTACTTTAGAAGATGCAGATGTAGCGAGTCCAGTAGAACCAACATCTCCACCACCTCCGAGCGATACAGGAGCATTAGTAGTAACAACCATTCTGAAATATCCAAATGATCCCATTTCAAACTCTTCGATACCATTCTGAGAAGGGTATTTAGCTACCGGAACGAATCCTGTAACTGAGTTTTCAAGGTCATAAAGAACCTGTGGAGATATAATCATAAGCCATGCGTTGTTAATAGCTACAGTAGAAACTCCTGCGTTAGCACCTATCATGTTTTTGAAGAACGGAGTCTTCTTAACCATCATAGCTCTTGCAAGTTTTCTAAGGTCTGCATCTGTAACTTTAGTAACGATGTCAGTAATAGCCGCTACTGAACCTGCTTGAAGTACATTAGTTCCACCATGGATATTGTCTCTAGTAATCTCATCAATAGATTCAACGCCCTGCCATGAAGCCCTTTCCTGAGCTATAGTAACTTCAGGGTCTATTCTATAAACTTCGCAGTCTTCTGTTAGTTCAATATAACCACCGTATAGAGATACAGTAGCCTCAACTTTACTCTTCTCTAGTTTCTGAGGCTGAGGATTAATGCCTTCAGTTAGAGGAATAACCTGTGTTCCAAGCACTGGGTACTTAGACCATCTAATCATATCGTTCTGCTGAACAGATTTTTTCTGTCCATATTTACCGTAAATCCAAGCACTTCTTAGAGGCTGGATTAAAGTCTTATCGTAAAACGCATCGATTTCCTTCGGGTTGTTAGTAGTGTCACCTGCAGTAGTGACTCCTATTGTGAAAAGGATGGAGGCTTTAAAAGCCATTGCCATCAAAAACATAAGTGAAATCTTTATAAGTTTCATTCTATTATCCTGAGATTGTATTTCACCTTACGCTCTCTTTTTAACAGACTCCTTAAATGCGAAGTATTCTTCGTCAGTCATTTGACTTGGAAGTTTATCTACTCCACCTGATCCCTGCAAGCCGGTTACTGTCGCAGGTAACTGACTGTTTTTATTTAACCTGTCTATAATATCCTTATTAGAGACTGCAGGTTTAACTGCATAATTATTATAGAGAGGATGATCCTGAGCTATCATTTCCATAGCCTTAATGATATCTTCAGCCGTATTCTTAGAATTAACAAACACTTCGTATTCAGGCTTGAATCTTAGAATCTCTTTAGCCAAGTCCATCCTAGAATCGAACATTGTGTCTGTTTCTCTAATCTTACTGCTTGCAGATGTTATGTCTCTTACCAAAGCATTTGTTTCCCGTTCAATATTAGCCCGTTCCAACTCCGCTTTAATAAGTGCTTTAACGTCCTGTACATACGGCACTGAATCATCATCCAGCTCTGGCATCTGTACTTTATTTCCCTGTTGTGGATTACTAGAGATATTTTTAAGGAAGTTAATATAGTCTTCCTTATTTTTTAGTTTCTCTCTAGTCTCCTGCAGTTCTCTGAGAATCCCTTGGGATTTCTCGTCTAACGGGGTTTCTGTTTGATCTGTTGCTACCTGATCCTGAACCCCTTCAACTGCAGTTACTATCGGTTGTTCTACTACGTCCCCTGTTCCTTGGTCGGAGCCACCAATAAATTCGTCTGACATTTACTCACCTTTTAAACTTTATTTTACAGCTTTAAGTCCAAATTTTTGTACAAATTTATCTGCATCTTTTTTTATACTATCTTTTTTCTTTAAATCAGAATCGTCCTTTCTGTCAAGTTTTTTATTCCAAGCGAACAATCTTGAAGTCATTATGTCGAATATCTTTGTATTAACCTTGTTATCAGTAAGGTTAGTCCTAGCCCAATTCATCCAGAACGCTTCAGACTCAGCCATGCCGTTATCCATAACCTCTTTATATTCTTCTACGTTTAAAAGCTGTTTATGTTCTGTAGCACTTATGTTTAGAGCTATATGAGCCTCTATATCACTCTTGCCCTGTTTAAACTCATCCATTACTATGTCTTCCCATCCTTCGGGAAGTTCCATAAATAAAGCGAGTTCTGATCCTTTAATCATATCATACCTGCCTGTTGTTGTCCTTGCATCTCTTCCATAGCCTGTTGCTCTTTAGCCTGTGCGTGTGCTGTAATATCTCCTGCAGATACTCCCTGCTCTGCTAGGTTTTTCATAATGTTCGTACCCATAAGGGTAGATTGTGTCTGCATATTATCAGCTTTTGCTTTCTCTGAATTAGCCTTTGCCAACGCCAGTTCATTCTGAGCCTGAGCATTTTGAGCCTCAATCTGTTTCTGTTGTGCCTCTTCTTCCTGTGCCCTTGCTTTGTACTTAGTAAGGTCTGTGGCATCCAATTCCATCTGTTCAAGAAATTCTTCTTTCTTGATATTGGCAACTCCGTACTGTTGCATCTGAAGTAGAGTTTCAAGACGTATTGCTTTCTGTGTAGGAGAATATGTAGTTTCATCAACCTCAATGTCATATTTTATATTCCTGACCTGTTCTATATCTTCCTGAGTTATCTCTGCGTATTCTACACCTAGAATCTTTTTAATCTTATCCAGTGTATAATACTGCAGGATCATTGATAAAGCTATCTTGCCTAGGTTGGTAAATGCGTAATTATAGTTATCTGTAAGCTCCCCTACATTTGCAAGCCCCTGAGCTTGTTTAAGTTTAGCAAGTTTAGCAGACTCTATGTTCCCCTGCCCTAACATATTCGGGTCTAGTCCTAACTGCATAAAGTCCTGATATGAAGACTGACCTTGGTTTATAAATGCAGTAGGCACATCTAAAGGCTGTATACGCTCTATAGATTTGCCAGGATTTCTTCTGATGATAGGAGTAGACATACCCTTAGCAAGTACCCTTTCATCGTCTACTGCGTTCTTATCTATGATCCAACCGGAGTTAATCATGGACTTAAGATAGTGAATCGTATGTGCTTTCCAATTGTTTATCTCTCTCTGAGGGTCTTTAAGTGCATCTATAAGGGATTGTATCTTCATAGACCATCTTTGTATAGTCTTGTCATAGAATCCCCAAACAGGTATGAACGGGAAGAAGTCGCCTTCGTATATGCTAGGACCATCGTAAACTATAATAGAATCATTTATAGTGATAGTGAGATTCATGCACCTTTTATTATGTCTCATCTCTGCATAGCCATCAGGAGATTGCTTTAGAATATTTATATCATCCTGCATTTCGTCATAACTTGATTCAGGGATAGTGAATACATCGGCACCTGCAACGATTGTATAGTGAGGCTTGATTACTCTTTCCCATTTTTCCTTAACTACGCACTTATTTTTAAGACCGGATTCAGATGTTACGAAGTAATCTGACTTATAGTTAGATGATGAATCTTCTATCTCTTTCTCTGAATCGGGATATGTAAGCATGGCAAGTTGTTTATCTATTACTTTTCTCTTGATAATGTAGGTACAGTCTGACAGGTCCATTTCCTTTGTATGCGGATCGAAGAAGATATCTAGCGTACTATCGCATATAACTTTGAACTCTCCGTTTATAGGGTCTTCAGAGAAGTCTAGGTATGGTGATATCCAAGATAGACCGCCTATACACATATCCTTGAAAGCCTGAGAAGATGCCATATATCCATTGCCCTTTCTCATACAGAAGTGAAGAACCCTAGAGGCTATAGATGCAGGTACATTATCACCTATCTCTTCAGCTATACACTTAAGTGCAGTCCTGTTCTGTTTCTGAATACCTACGAGTGCATCTACATTCTTCTTGGAGTAGTTATATACAAGAGGTGTTATGTTCTTCTTTCTGAGATTTCTGGCATCACCATCGGCAACCTGATTACCTGCCACGAAATTATGTGATTCCATAACCTTCATGTATAAATCGCTAAGTGTAGAATATGATTCATCAAACTTAGTTTTTGTATCTCTTAGTATTTTTTCTTTATCCATCAATCGTCACTCCAAAAACATTCAATATTATTCCCCTCGTCTAAAGGAGAAACGCTGTAAGTATATGTCGGTTCATCTTCCAATTCTTCTATTCCATTCGGATATATAAGTCCTAGGTCTTCATCTAGAAATCTACGCAAAGCATCTAACATATCATCAAATTCTGTCAATGGATATTTCATATATTCTTCATTGACAAATTCAGATACCAAATCAATTACGCCTCTATCCTTAGTTAAACGCATTATAGTCTTAGGCAGTATTATCTTTCCTTCTCGGAAGAAGTCAGTCATAGCCAAGATTGACTGCTCCTTGCTTTTGTCAGAACCTTTAAGCGGAGTGATCTTAAAATAGAACCGTTCCTCTTCCATGCGTATATTAAAGAACTCCCTGTCCTTCTGTGTTGCGTACTCTTCATATCCGGTATTGGCAATGTCGTACATCTTATGCCATATCTTCAGCTGTTCCCATTTCTCCTTAAGACCTATACGATCCCTCAGCATATCTACAACATAGATTTTATTCCCTGCACAGGCTTTAATCAGTATTAGTACAGTAAAGTCCTTCTTTCGTCTGAGGTTAGTAGAAAACTCAGGGTTACTAGCAGGATCACCTACGATGTAATAATAACCTTCATCGGGTATTTTATCGGAAAATTTTATCCAATCGGTCTTAAATGCGGCACTACCCTGCTGAAGCGGTGTCTGTAGCATCTGTGCGTGGTATAAATGCCCCTGTATTACCTTTTTCTTCTCGATCTCTTCTCTCGATAATAACACCGGAATACCGTCATATTTAGGATCGCCAAGCTCATCTACTTCGGCACCGATCCTAGAAAGCCTGTGCATCCCTGTTTTCTCAATATATTCGTATAAATCACCGAATAAGTAACGGGTACCTATAACATCATCTATCGTACCTTCAGTCGTACCAAGGTTATCAGCCATTTTATAAGCCTCTTTAACCTTCTCCATCATGTAATAAGTTCCAATATTATTCAAGTCTACCAAGTCATCAGTAATTTTACGGGGAAAGTGCAGACCTGTAGGCATAGAATCGATCAATCCGTAGTATCCAAGTGACGGTTCTTTCAATTTGTTACGCTTTAAGAATAATCCAAGGTCATCGGACCATTTTACGTCTCTATTTCCCTTCGGGTCCTTCCAGAATACATCATCCCAGACGGTCTTCAGTAGCTCATTAGACTCCATGGTACTTTTAATCAGCGAAAAGTGTGGTTTTGCAATCTTCAGCGAGTTTGAAAATATAGCAATACGGGTATCTCTAGTTGCTAAAATCCAAATTGTATGAGCAAATGTCTTAAGCGTACTGTTATGTGTCGGTATCATCTCTTTTCCTGCTAAATAAATACCATCTTCGGAATCAACTTGTATGCAGTTAGTAATATACTGACCATCTATAAGTGGTTGTATGTCCGTTATGAATCTTGTCTTTGGTTTATTGCCAATATATACCTTGTCTGCTTTTCTTTTTAAATAGAAAGGGTTGTTTTCTTTACGAGCATTGAAAGATATATTATAAAAAACATAATCAGCATCACAGAATTTACCAACATGAGTTCTATAGTTAGGTTTATACCCTACGCTCACTAACACTTCATACAAATCATCACAAAGTTTTTTATTTATATTAGTGAATGTACAGGTACACCTATCATCTATTGTTCCATCTGTATCCATTAAACCTTTAACAAGTTCCATACGCTGTTCATAGCTTGAGTATTTATAATTATCAGGTATATGTTTATTGTTTTTTAAGTTCATACTTCTTAAAACAACGGCTATCTTACGTATTGACTTTGTAACATCTTTAGATGTATCCCTTATATCATAACCTAATTCTTTTATTCTATCAAATAGTTCTGTATCCAGCCCATATATTCTTCCACCTGCTGATGCACCATCTCCGAGCCACGCACCTAAGACATAAGGGTGTATTTCTAATTCTTTTTCAGAATATTTTACTGGCAATACATCTACTGAATACTTTTTATCATAACCGCATCCATATTCAAAAACTTCATCGGCAGTAACTAACTTTTTTTCTCTACCAATTCTTTTATTTTTAGTTCCTTTTACTCTTTTTTTACTTTTTGCGTTCACTTCCCATATATGATCTGATGAACAAACGATTTTATATTTTTTATCAAAGGTTATTTCGTACTGTTTTGAGTCTGTAAAGTTTTTAGTACGAGCAATTACTTTAATAAAATCACCTGATGAACCAATTACATAATCCCCCACTTGTAATTCACCATGTTTTTTCCATCCATCTTTAGTCATAATAGGTGTGTCGTAAGCCAATGCTTTCCAGTGCCCTCTTGCCCATAAATATAAAGACGATCTGTCTGTATTATCCTGCAGTTCATAGCATCTTGCAAGTAAGAACGGATTATTAACCGGAAGACCTAAAACAACAAAGCAAAAGAAGAAAAAGTCTACTTCGCTCACCGTACGGATAGATTCTAACCATACGTCAGGCTTATGTATCTTCATAAAGCTCAGTTCTTTAAGGATTTCATCATACGGCAGTCTCCACTTGTCACAGTGAATACCGCAATCTCTAAGAATAGGATTAGCAGGTTGTAGTTTTATTGTATTTATCATAAAAAAAAATAAAAAATTTTTGGGAAATCTGTCAAGATGTATTTGACTATATAACAATCAGCTATATTATAGCACCTAACTCTCCGGTTATTTCGCTGTGGGAAAGTTAATGGATGGGCAAGTATGGAAAGCCGAACGGTAGGCAGGGATGCTGAGTGAGACACAGGTTCAAATCCTGTTCCATAGATAACCGACTCACAGCGGAGTTTCCCAAGTCCTCTCAAACTGCATAGGATACACAGAGAGGCACTTTAATCCCAAAACCATACATAGACACACCAGATTCCGCAGGTGGCTTATAGACCTTCCTATCAATACCTATCTACTTATCCTATAAAGGCAGATAACTATATAAAAAAAATATTAACAGGGAACATATAAGTAGTTCTGCACCTGAGACCCATACCTGTAGCCAACTACCCCCCCCCTATAAATTAGCCATAACTAATAAACATAGTATATATTATCTTAATTTCATATGTCTATTATAGTTATTAGTAGATAATGTTATTAGTGCAGGAATATATTAGCTGGTA